GGTCACAAAGGACAAGGTGGAGCTCTTGAGTTACATTGATATTGATGGCTACATTTGGAAAGAGCAGATTATTAAAAGACGATAAAAGACAATTTGTGACGATGTTTTTATTTTATCGTCACGGCTATAAACTAATGTGGTATTGGTTTTCAGCTAAAGCGTGACGATAAGACGATAAATTTTCCAGAACGCTAAATTTTTTAGTGCTCTATTTTTTAAGACCCCTATATAAGAGAACCGTCCCATCGTCACACTGTCACAAAAAAGAGGGAGCCTAGACCCCCTCCCCCATATTAACCCTTAAAAAATTATGGTCCTCAAAGATAGACACAATCTCGGATGTAGTCATCTTGTCTTGGAATTTTGTTAATAACTTTGGCGGGATATTACCTGTGATTGTTACCCTTGCTTCCTCGTCACACATCGGCATGACACTGACATCAAAGATACTTATATCGTCACGTTTAGCCTTGACAAGTTCTGGCAATGGGTGAATGTACTTGAGGTATCTTTCATCCTTTCGGTTGTACCAATACTCATGCTCTCGCATCCCATGGATAACTGTGCTATGATCTCGGTTAAAAAATTTGCCTATCATGCTAAAGGTCATGTGTCGATAGTTGTACATAAAGCTGTACAGGTAGTACCGCTTATATGTGACTGACTCAATCCTGCTCGGGGTGTTCAGTTGGTAGTCCAGGATGATATTCCAAATATCATCATTCTGTAGCTTTGTTAGCTCAAATACTGTCTCATCTATTTCTCCTCTTTTCATAGCGGTAAATTTTTAATTATTTTCTCTAGCACTCTAACGACAATTGAATTACCTGCTTGTTTGTAGGCTTGGCTGTCTGATACAGGCCATGTAAAGGTATCAGGGAAGTCCATCAATCTGAAGCATTCTCTTGGGGTTAGACGTCTGATTTTGTAGTTATCAATAGTTGCTTGATTACAAGCCGTATCTAACGTCTGAGCTACTCCCTTCCCAACTCTGCCTATCCTCGTTTGACTGTTAGGCACTGAGAAGTTTATGCTATCTCCCTCAGTGGCCTCTTCATATCCTTTAGATGTGGCTGAGTTTACTCTAAAACATGATACATCACCTCCTACTTTTACACATGGAGCTTCAGCTCTATTTATATCTATTGGCTTAGCCTCTTGAAAATTAGTAGTTAATACAAATTTCATCATTTTCTCACTCAAAAAATACTTATCATCTACCTCATTCTCTAGCACATCCTTGAGCCTCTTAGTTAACTCCTCCTCTTCAGGCCAGGTAAATGTATTATCTTCATCATCTCTAATGCCTATTAAAAATACTCTCTCTCTATTCTGAGGCACCCCATGCTTTTTAGCATTCAATACTTTGTAATGTAAATGATAAGGTACAGAGCCATCAATAGGCATCATGGTACCTATTCCATTAACTGATTTCCCACCTAGATAATCTATCCACTCCTGGAATGTTCTGCCTATCTTATCCTTTTTATTTTCTTTATCATGAGATAGCAATCCTCTTACATTCTCAAAAATAAAGAAACGTGGGTTATTAACTCTGATAAATTCTAAGCTATTAAAGAATAGGATACCTCTCTCATCCTCTTTACCTAATCTTTTGCCTGCCATGCTAAATGCTTGACATGGGGGTGAAGTCATGTAGATATCCAGGCTCTCTGATGGTATCTCTCTATCGTATACATTCATAGGATAGTATTCTGGCTCACCATAGTTATGGATGAATGTTTGCCTAGCATATTTGTCCATGTCACAAGCAAATACTTCTTGATAATTAATACCTAATCTCATCAGGGCTTGATTGAAAGCACCAACACCTGAGAAGTCACTGCCTACTTTAATTGTTTTCATATCTTCTCAATTACAAAGTGTCCGTAAATGTGAGTACCTAACCTAGTAAATTCTGCTATTTTCCATTGGCACAAGGCATAACTGTCGAAATTATATTCTTCGCTAAGCCTGTTTTCGTAGTAGTAAAGTAATCTGTACATTGTGTTCTGCATTTTAAGTATTCAAAATATAGGGAGGTATTAAAGGAGCCGCCTTTATCTCCTGCAAATGACTGCTTGGTCCACCATTGAGCCATCTTAAACAAGTCCATGCTATTGTTCATGCTTCCAACATTCATAGTTAAGGTCATCATGGTAGTCCTGCTCCTCTTGTTTTAGCTCTTCATATAGATCAATGTCAGCCACCTCATCGTATAGGTCAGATAAGAGCTCCATCTGTTCTGCATCTGTTAGGATGTACTCGAGCTCTATCTCAATGCCATGATTAAAGGCTACAATTTGATTGATGACTAGATCGTATTCATTGCCATCGGTTGGCTGAAGTTCAAAGATAAGTTCACCATAGAAATGGTCATAGTCAAATTCAGCTAGGGGGTATTTAACTGTTATCATAAGATTATAAAATAAGCAATTAATAAAAATGAGGCTGCGAGAAATCCAATCAACATACCAAATTCACAAATGGTATTCAACATCATTCTACCCTCTTTGTCTAGGTCTCTAAATGGGTTCTTAAATAGTTTCATCGTGTAAGTTTAAGCGGTTTAACAATACATCAATTGCCATCCATTCTCTGAATGCACATTGAGTAGCTGAATCAGTTGCACCGAATGCATCTCTCATCTCTACATAAGCAGCCCATAATTCCTGTTCGTAAGCTTTGATTGTGTCTATCATAATTAAATTTTTAAGTGTTAATACCTGACAAAGATACAAAAGGTTTCATATCTGCAAATTATTTTACACATTTTTTTTTAGTTATTCACAAATTTAAGGCAAATAACTCCGATAAACTCAGTAAAAATAAGGGATTTATCTAAGAAATATTTTTCTTTTGTCTGTAGATGTACTCTTGGTACTTGGTAAAAACCAGATGATTTATCTTATTGTGCTTTTTGCAGTCTCTACATTGGAGCCAATGGTGCACAGTTCCTGCAGCAGTGACTACTTTCTTATTGTAGATATAATTAGTGCCTCCACATTCAGCACATTCGTACTTATCACCACCATGCTGCACTGCATAGTTATGATTTGATAGGGCGTAGCTGTTTAATTTATTGAATACTGCCTCAAGTACCTCCACATCCATCTTACAATAGTCCACCATCTTATCTAATGCATCCTGGTCTTTGCGAAATACGATGTCTTTCCACAGGTCAAGGCCTCCCGATTCCATCTTAGCACCTACCTTGAGTAGCTTGGCAATGTAGTCAAGCTTGTTGCTGTTAAAATTAAAGTACCTTTTAGCCCATTTAAGCGTGTCTAATGTCTTTGGGGATGGCATAACACCAATGCCATGGAATAAAGCCCTTGTACGTATCCATTTGAGGTCGAACCTATCACCGTTATGTGCCACAATCTCATCCGCTTCATTGAGAACTTTGACAAAAGCCTCAATCATTTTCTTATCATTCTGTGATTTGGACCATGTTAGGCTGTGAATTTCCTCTTCACCCTCCCATTTGTAGCAGATGCAGATGATTGCCCTCTCATGGATGATATCCCCGGGGTTAATTGTTAGGTTGTATCCTGTTCTCCAGAATACACCGACATTGAAAGAAGTTTCAATATCGTAAAATAGTCTTTTTCTCATAGCTTAAACAGCAGAGCTATCCTGTCAAGTAGCCCCTTTTGGATTAAAAAACGGAGCAATATACCTAGAATAAAAGCAACAATAACAGGCCACCATAGTATTTTGTACTTGACTACTTGTTTAGCTTGAGCAGTTTTGTAGATAGTCTTACCTCGTATCTTTTCAACCTTTGTTTTGTACCTGTACTCAATCCTTGTTTGCCATCTAGTCTTAGGTACATACACATTATTGAACTTTATTACCGTATCGCGATACGCAATAAACTTTTCCCAAAAGATAGTATCATTCTGTACTATTGGGAATGAGTCAATGGTAGTGATGCGGATGGTGTCACTATCCTGGACTACTTGCAGGCCGTTCTTGAGTGCTTTCTTGTAGTGCCATTGTGCTCTCTTTGGAGCTGAGCAGGATGTCGCAAATATAGTAGATACTAGCGACAAAATAATTATTGAAAGTCTCATGTACTATAGGTTTTGTAGCATTGCTATCATTCTAGGGCATGGGTAAATATCACTCTTATCTTTGCGTACACTGTTATGTGTGTAGATCCCTGCAGTACCTTTGAATGCCTCTTTGTCTATTGCAAATATCTCTGACCGGTAAGTCTTAGGAATGTCATAGGTCTCGCACAGGTACTCCACCAATTGGCGAGTGCTTTCAATCTGCTCATCCGTATATTTGTACCATAGCACATGACCCTTGTATGGCTTATCTAAGATAGTGACCATTGATGGGTCCACTACTCCCTTGACATAGTTGTAATACTTGCCATCCTTGAGCTTTAATGGGCCCCAATTGCAAATTTCAATGCCAACAGATAGCTTGTTTAGGTTAAGATACTTGAGGCCATGTACTGCAAAGTCCTGACTATCTATGCCTAGATGGTAGGCCCAATGCTTGGAGCTGAAACATTGTACAATAGATCCTTTCTCACCCACTACAAATGCGGTTGCAATCCTATCTCCGTTGCTATTCCACCACCTAGATACAGCTACGGGGTTTCCGTTGCCTGCTGTGTGATGTAAATAGATTTGTTTCTTAGGAGACTCTTCCTCAAAGTATTGCCCCTTAGATAGGCGTTCCTGAAATATCTTGGTCGTGTCTAATTTCATCTACCTCTTTTTTAATATCCTTAGCCCTTGCAAATAGGTTTTTCATTGCCTGCCATAGGTCAAGGCCTTTCACTGCTTTGTAGTTCTCGTTTATGCTCATCACCTCAATTGATACCAGGATAAGTGCAAGTATCTTAGTGAGCATGAGCTCCACTGAAAAGAACTGCAGTATGATGTTATTAAGTATGAATTTATCAATCATGTAGAACAAAATAACAGTTACCTCATACAGCAACATCTTGCTAATGATTGCACTCAACCCTCTGCTTGTGATTGGCACCTTGTGCTTAATGCTCTTCCATACTCCTGTAATGGTATCCAATACAATCACAAACCCCACAAGGAACAATAGCCCTGAGATTGGCATTAGAAATGTAGAGATAACAGCTAACAACTTAAACCAATTGGCCTGCATGGTAGCAAGTAGTATAGAGAGCTGTGTCTTCATTATAAGATAAGGATGCTGTTATTGTATCCGTTCTCAAGGAAGTTGCCACACATACCTGTACAGGTAGTTTGATATTGATTGATGCATGAGCAGTGATTGAACATAGGCCGTAGGTCAGTGTCCATGTTAGTGGTACTGATAAAGATAGGGAACAGGTTGCGGTTAGCTAGGAGCCATCTAATAAGACGTTGCTCAAAGAATGAAGCTTTCTGTGCATAGTGCTCCATGCCAAATGCCACCTCTGAACGAGATACGCTTGCAGAATAATCTCCGTTTTGAGTCTGAAGTCCTTTGTTTTTTAGCTGATAAGTCAACCCAAATACTGCATCTTCTGCACTCCTCCATGCAATGACAGGCTGAATGAACTCAACTAGATCTATCTCATCAGGTGTTAAGGTCTGAGCATTGTAAGCAGTCAACATGTGATTGTAGAACGTGGTGCCCAGGATAGGCTGTATCCGTAGTGCACTTTGAGTAGCTATGTATGGGGTCACATCAGTCACATCCACATTGGCTGTGATGGGTGTGTTAGTTTTTAGGTAGGTTTCAGTGATAAAATATAACATTATACTACAGGTGTTTGTGCTGCTGCATTGGCAGCTGCTTGTGTAATATCTCCACCCTCTACAGGAGCAAGTGAAGCAAGTGCTCTAATCTCGTTTATGGTCATGGTCTCAAGTACTTTGGTAGCTACCAATGGGCTCAATGTGTTCAATGCATCATTTGTTTTAGAGCTCTCACCCTCAAGCTCCACGATGGTCTCATTAATGATCTGAAAGTTATTGATTGTAAACTCCGCAGGGATGCGAGCAATGGTCAAGAGCTCTTGGAAGATAGTTGTAACCTGTTGGCGTAGCTCCATTACTACATTCTTTTCAAAGATAACATAGGCCTGCTTAATATCACTGCCATTGCCTAGTGCTCCTGTGGTACGGATACCCATGAGGATAGGGTCAATGGTGTGACTAAAACAAATCTGCTCAGTATTCAATGCAGATGCCTCATGAAATAGCTTATCATTGCCATTAGTTGGTAGGCTTTCAATCTTTGGAAGTTGGTCCGCTGAGTTAGCAAAGAATGCCACAGCTTTACCTGCATTGGCTGCACCTTTGAGGCGGTCAATAGTTTCCTTGATCATGTGTTTTTCCTCCTCAGACTGTGGTCTTTTAGGGAACATCATAGCAAAGGATGGGAACACACTATTTTGAATGTTACTTTTTGCAAAGTACGACAGTTCGCCCGAGAGAAACGCAAAATTAAGTGCCGATGTATAGGTAGGTAGTGGATAGTAGTCCTGCCCAACTGACTTAACCTCGTAGCAATATAGCTGAATTTCATCCGTACAGGTGATGTGATAAGGCTTAATAACCTCCGTATCTATCCTGGTGCTCCAATCATCAGACAAATAGTAGTATCTTTTGCATGGTGATACCCTTACTTTCTCAGGTGATACGTTCTCAATCTTAATGAGCTTTCTTTTTTCACCAAAATACAGCTTGAAATATACTCTATTGTGGATGATTAACTGCTTAGTCACAGACTTAACAGTGTGCTTTAAGTTAGCTTTCTTTTCAAAGCTAAACATCTCTAGCTTTTCTTGTGGTGTGAGCTTGTCAGTGGTTAGGTTAAACCCTCCACCAATCACAGCGTTGGTCTTAAAGTCCACAATGGCACCGTGTAGGGGTGAGCTGTAGTACATTTGATTGAGCATTTCAGGATAAAGGTTACCCTCACCAAATCGAACCCATGACTCCTGCACGTATCTGCCATTCACATAGGGCAGTGTCAAGTTACCTCTGCCTACCGGTAGGAATGGGGTGCTAAATGATTGATAGCCCTCCACCATTTCGGGGCCTTTTGGTTTGCTGTTAAATAGTCTTTCGTACCAAGCCATAGTTAGTCATATATTGATGTACCTGCAGGACCACTCACTACAAGCCTACCCTCTTCAATAACTACTCCTGTAGTTTGTGCTATTGTCAAAGGCAAAACGAATGCAGTTGAGCTCTCATATACCTGGTATGTGTACTGACCTTTCAAGAGTGTTATATCCGTTGGCTCATCAAGAGTAAACAGGTTGTATCTTTCAGGGTAAGCACTCGTATCAGCAGATGTGAAGAGCTGTGGTGTGCTTGTGGTATTCATTTCATTGGTGAACACAAATAAGTAGTGCGGTGTTGTAACCGTAGTGACCTCTGAGAGAGTCAATACAAACTGATTAATAACACCTTGATCTAAGTATATCACACCTATATTAAATTAGCTTTGTCAAATGTTCATAAAAAAAGCCCCACCAATGGTGAGGCCTTAATATAGAGAGGCAGGATTTTAATGTACTCCGATTGCTTGAAGTGCAGCAGGTGACATGTTTACCTCATATGCTAGGTACTCATTCTCAGCCATCAAAGTAACTGCGTATTTAGAACCATCAGCACGAGTTGTTCCTGAACCTTCACCTGTAGCAGATACCTGCAAGTAAGGGAAGTACCAGTATAGACCATTAGCATCCAATACGATAGCAGTCAAGTATTGCTGACCTGCACCTAGGATTTTAATAGCTCGAGACTTAGCAGCTTCACGTCTGTGGAACATTAAGTTGATAGTCTGAGTAACATAAGAGCTACCATTAACTAGGTCAATGTTTGACTCCTCAGTGAAGTTAGATGTGTTTCTGCGAATGTAGAAGTTTTCGAAAAGTACAGGAGTAGCCTGAAGAGTGATACCTGTTATCGACCAACCTGCACCCGCTGATGGGTCAGTTGGAGTGATAGAGGCAACTTCATCTTGTTGGTTAATCCAAATTCCGTAAATACCCCCACTATTGTTGTCGCATGATTTTAGTATATTTTCTAATGCTTGACAAGACATGGTTAAAAAGTATTAAAGAGCCCCCTTGGTAGAGGGCTCATGGTTAATTATTAAGAGTAGAAAACGATATCAGAACCATTCACATATTCGAAACCAACTTTCATGTTAGCACGAGTTCTGATGTAAGGCTCAGCTACAGTATCAGCTAAGTTAACAGCACGTAAGTCAGAGCTATCACCCTCAGCATCGAATGCATAGATAAGGTTGTCTTTCAAAGTCCAAACGAAAGTGTTGTTTGACATACCTGGACAAACTACGATTTTCACACCTAAGAAAGTTAAGTTCAAATCTTGAGTGATGAACGCTTGAGTGTTACCTGCAGCAACCCCTAATCGGTAAAGGTTAACCAATTGAGTAGGCATATACAAACGTAGGTCAGCAGTACGAGTAGCAATAGTAGCAGGAAGTAAAGCGAAAGCAGCCTCTAATTTTGTACGTAATGTAGCAAAGTTAGCGATAGAACCTGTACCACCATTGATAACTGTATCAGTTGGGTCAGTCAAACCTGCAGTTAATTTAACTTCGTAACCATCACACAAAGCAAGTGTAGGGTTAGCAGAAGTTGTGTCACCTTGCCAACGGATTAACTCAATAGCACCATTGATTTTGTTAGCCATCTCACCCCAATAGAAAGACATGAAAGATGCAACAGAGAAATCTCCGTTAGATCCTTGGGTCATTTGAAGAGATAAGAAAGACTGCTCCAACTCAAATTGACACACCTGCGCCATCGCTGAAAGGGCACAAGTTTCAATTGTTTTAGCGCTCAAATCATCATTAGGTGCAGTAAATGCACAAGTAGATGTTTGTAAAATGTTACCGAAAGTAACAGTTGCTAATTTAGTTTTGTACTTAACTCCAGGAAGAGTTCGGTAGTTGTCAGCAGTGTCTTCGCTCAAGTATGCTTGAGAATAGAATGCCTCAGGGTTTGCTTGTAATAAAGCAGATGAGTCAACTTGTAAGTCGAATTTTAATTTACGCATGGTTTTATTTGTTTATAAATTTGTTTACACTAGAAAATCTTTGCTGTGCACTCATGGCCACAGCCTCACTCACCACCTCATCCTCTACTTCCATAGATAGTGCCTCTTCCAATTGGTTCTTAAGGTCAGCTATCATAGCAAGCAAAGCATTCATTTGCTCATCAAGCACAGGCTTAACAATAGCAAGGATTGCCTCTGCATCTACTACAGGGTCAATTGCCATGGTCTCTTCCTCTGCAGGAATTTCTGCTGTTACTGTCTCTTCTACGACAGTATCTTCTAGAGCTACTTCCTCGGAAGCCTCTACTTTTTCAACCTCACGTATCTCAATAATCTCTCCGTCTTTTACAACATAGATTTTATCCTCGATAGTGTGTTCTCCATCAGGTAACTTGTTCATTTGTATATTGGTTTTTGTTTGCTCTTTAAGCTTCATCCCAAGGTATCCCTCAATGCTGAAACCAATCTGCTCTTGGCTAACTAGTTCTGCATAGTATTCTTTATCCGTTACCTGAGCAGTAACCATAAGAGTACCCTCAGGTACTTCAATACCAAATGATGAATAGGCTTTATCCTCTTTTGGGTTGTCTACTATCCATGCCTCAAGGACATAGGCAGGAACTGTCTTAGATTGGTCATGCTCAAGATTGAATAAATCTCGGTTAACCATCTGCTTCATAAACTTGCCATGGATTAGCTCAATCTCTTCCTTAGTAAACTTGACATTGTACTCCTCTTTGCTATCTTCATCAAAGCGATAGATCTCCATAGGTATCAAAGCAGGTGCAGTGATACGATACTTCAACTCATCCGAAAAGAATAAAGGTTTAGCCTGGGAACTGAATGCCATCCCCTTAACCTTGATTGCAGGAGTAGCAGTAAATGCTATCTGCTCAATGCCAAGGTCCTCACCATTTTCAGCGTATGCTGGGTCAATAGTGATTTGATAGGTAGGGATATTCTTTTTTGCCATCTACCTATATTATAAATTTCCTATATTTGTTCAAAAATTAGAATATGATAACTATCTTAAACAGGGAAATTCCCAACCAAATTGATGAGCTTACTATTGAGCAGTTTGAAGCCATTACTGAAATCAACAATGACCCTAATCTTGACCCCATTGACAAGCACCTTAAAGTGTTCGCTTACCTTGGGATACCTGAGTCAGAGTTTTGGGACTATGATGTTGCTGACTTTGTGGTAATGGTCAAGGATTTTAACAGCATGGATCAGAAAGATTTTCCTGTAGTGGAAGAGCTTGAGCTTGATGGCTACATCTACAGGGCTGAAATGAGGCTAACCGTTAGAGATACTAAGATGATTGAGAAGATTGCACTGACTAAACCTAAGGGGTATATCTCTGAGATGTTAGCAATCATGTTCAAACGGGAGGACCTTACCCCAACTGAGCACTATGCTGATGCACACATCAAGCAAAAGGCTAAGCTTATCCGTAAATTGAACGCCAATATCTCCATCCCTTACATCATGTTTATCGCAAACAAGATTGGACAACAAGTAAAAAATGATACAGCTACCCAAGCAGTGGAGCCAAGTAACGCTTGAGCAGTACATTGAATTCAATAAGATAGACAAAGACCAGGGAGCCTACTACTACAATAGTGAGGCTCTCTCTATTTTAGCCGATGAACCTATCGAGATCATTGAGGACCTTGATGTGGATGAGATGAGGGAACTTATCAAAGAAAATAAGTGGTGCTTATCTGAGCCATCAAAGATGTACAAGCACGAGGTCCTTGGCATGAAGTTCAAACCATTCAACAAGCTAACCCTCTATGAGTTCATTGACCTTGACTACTATTTTGTCAATGACTACATTGGCAACATGGCTAACATCTGTGCTATCTGCTACCGGCAAACTAGAATAAATGAATGGAATGATGAAGTGCTTGAGCCTTATGAATTTGATTGCACCATCAGAGCTGAGAAGTTCCTTGACCTACCTGTCACTGATGTGTATGGTATCCTGCAGGAGTTCATCAAGTACAGGGATACATTTCTTAAGAACTATGAGAACCTGTTTAGTGGTGAACTCGATGAGGATCTAACTGATGAGGAACGCAGAGAGATGGACCCTGAAGAGATAAAAGAAATCGAGAAAGAAAAGAGTCAGGCTAAATGGTCATGGGAGCAGACTATCTACGGGCTAACAAAAGGTGATATAACAAAGAGTGAAAAGGTAGGAGCACTACCTCTCATCTATGTGTTTAATACCTTAGCTATGAAAAAAGAATTAGACATCTAACGGGAAGCCAGGTGTGAAATCAGGCGGAGCGAATAGAGCTTCAAATGTGTACACAATTCTTTGTTGATTTTCAAGGACCTCAACAGCTTGTACCAATGGATACTTTTTAGTTAACCATTCAGTGTACTGACTATATATTTCAGAGGTAATACCTGCATTGTTTAACGCATCCGTAAATTGTGCCACCCAATCTCTTGGGGTAATTACTCCACCATTGACTAGGTATGCACCATTGTTAAGAAATATAAAATAATATGCGGCTACGATTTGTATCTCCAACTTTTGAAAGCCTGTTATCTTGGCATTAATTCTAATAGAGTTCACAAGTGTACCCTCACTATACTCACCAAGTTGGCTGTCTACAATTCTCTTTAAGATGTTAGCCATCTTCCTACGTGTAGGATATAGCACATTGAACTCCCCTGTGTTTGCGTATCTAGCCATTGATTAAATCTTTATATATATCCATTGTATCATCAATTAGAATGATACCCTTATCCGTTTCTACGTGGAGCTGTGTATCACTTACCACTTCAATGGGGCCTGTGATTGTATACTCTATTTCGTTAATACTAAACATATGCGAATACTTTGAATAGATTTATGTTAGCAATCTCAGCAGCATTCTGTGCCTGCATCGTAAATAGTACCCAGTTATTAACTGTCCTATTGAATGGGATAGATAATGCACTACCTGTAGTATATTCTGAATATGCGTTATTTTGATAGGTAACTAAGTTAGTACCATCATAACTAAAATTTCTTTCTACATATCCTAGGAATTGAACACCACCTCCATTCATTTGAAATATAGTATTCAATAAACTAGCACCTGTTAGGCTGTTGCTAGTATTAAAGTATATCCTTCCGTACATCTGCCCAGTGTTACCGCTTACTCTATTCATCCTAAATACTAACTGCAGGATGCTATTGGTAGTTAATGTATTGGCAGGGATCATTAATGAATGACATATGGTTACTGCATTGCTAGTAGTGTTAGTACCATTGATACCACTAAAACCAAGCAGCCTTGGGCCGATGTTTAAGTTACCACTACCTAGCAGTGAGTTGTTGTTCACTGTCTTGATGGATGTACCAGATACTAGAGTATCCTGCTTACCACTCAATGCAGTATTTAAATCAGTCTGAGCTGATAGCGTTCCTGTGATACTTCCCCAGGTTGCACCACCACCTGATGCTGCAGCTATAATCTGTGCCCCGGTAATAGATGTGTTCACAGGTAAACCTCCAACAATAGATGTACATTCTAGTAAGTCAGTAGGCTGTAGGTTTCCTGTGTGAGGTGTGAGGATAGGCCTCCAATCCCCCCACCAATTTGGTGTGCTCATACCTATATTATTCTAAGCCCTTGAAATGTTTAATCTTGAAAAACATAAAGAGTTAAATTACCCCCAGGACATAAAGAGTTGTACACTGAGGTAGGCATATCACATCGAATTCTGCCATCTCCGTTATCGTAATAAGTTCCGTAGTCTAAGAAACAATAACATGTTGATGGATTAGCACACCCAACAGGCAATGGTGATGGTGCAGGAGTATTGAATAGATTAACTATATCAATTAAATTTAATTCACCACCTTGTGAATAACAAGTATGTACTGTGTTACCATTGCAGTCAAAGTCTATAGAATTGTAAAGACTTCCATCTATATCAATAACCTGAGAATATACCGATATAAAAGGTTGTTGAGTTATCAATGGCACAGCACAATCAGTCCAATCATTCACTGTCAGTGTAATGTTCATGACATAGCCTGCAGCGTAGTCAAGCAAGTCATTGTTGAGAGCTTGGAAGATAGGTGTGCCAATCACATCGAATGCATAGTCATTGCCATCCATGTAATATACATATAGATCATTAAGTATCTGCT